GGAGGGGGTGGTACGCCTTTGACCTACAGCCCCAATATTCCAGATAATGGCGCTGGGACGGGTCTCAATGTTCCCAAACCAGGTTCTCAGACCGAAAGGGATACTGGGTACGAGGCACAAAGGTCAGCTTTGGAGCGAAAAAATAATGACGCTCAACAGCAAGATAAACCGATGCAGATGAGCAGTATGGCATTTTCCACACCCATCTCGGATCTCGAGTACGAGGAGCCCATGAACAATCACATGTCAACGGACATGCACACCGTGATCCCACCTCAGGCATCCGTGGCTCCCCACGAGATGCTCATGGCTCAGCAGCAGGCACCTCAGCCTCCCGCCACGCCTCCTCCGGCACCCGCTCCGGCTCCTGTTCCGGTGGTCGAGGAGAAGAAGTATCCTCTTGGTCTCAGCAAGGAGCAGTATGAGGCACTGATCGTCGCGGTCCTGGTCGGTCTGGTTTTCTACCCCGATGTCCAGGCAAAGTTGGCGGTCTACATCCCCAACTTCATGTCCAAGGATGGATCTCGCAGTTTGGCGGGACTGGCTGCCAGCGGTCTCATCGTCGCGGTCGGTTTCTATCTGGCCCGCAGGTACTTTGTTGACAAGTAATTTTTTACAGATCAACAAAAATTCTCTGGGTGGGGCTCGAACCCACGACCTTGGGATTAACAGTCCCACGCTTCTATCCAACTGAGCTACCGGAGAACAATGTGAAATTACCCAGGCAATCCACTCCATAAGAGGCTACCTGGGCTTGAACTTCACATTGTTATCTTGGACTTTATGTTTAATTATTTGACGCATGAGGAAATCTCCTGAAGCCAGAACGAGAGGCACGGGTCCCAACATCAATACGGTCGGAGCGATGGCAATGGCCACACCCACCTTCTGGCTTAAAGAAAGATCCTGCATATATAGTAATGTATGGTTATTCTGTCTGGCTGGTGCCACTGAATCATCGTCTTCTGACCAAGGTCTACAAGTTCAGACACATCCCACACATCACCATCTCGACGAATCACACGAGCGTTCCTGATCCAGACAATCTTGGGAAATTATACAATGTCGTGAATTTCAAGCCATACGGGAAGATCGGAAAGCAGTATGAGGTCGATCCACTGCATTCACTTGGCTGGGAGTGTGACGTGGAGGATTTGGACATCAAGCACACGCCTCACATGAGTCACTTGTATTCATTCTTTCCGTACGCCAAAGTATATTCAGTGTATCCCACACCGATGCGCTTGATCGCTGAGGTCTGTGTTGCTGACACCAGATCCCCCAACTGGGAGGAGTGGAAGATAATTAAAGAAAAGATTCCAAGATAAAGTACAATGGCTTTTTTACCTTTTCTTCGGCATGGCGATCTTTATGACCTTCTGGACACGACGTCCAAGGTTCTGAATGAGCTTCCCAACATGGAGAAGCAGTTTAATACTAAAATGGCTGACAGATATCTATACAAGCGTACCCACACCACGGACGAGGGTTTCGAGATTGAGATGCACCTGCCCGGGGTGGGCAAGGACAACATTCACATCATGCTTTCTTCGGACGACCACGAGGTGACCATCGGCTACGGCGAGAACCGAAGTGCCTCATTCGATTTGCCCAGTTACGTGGATGTATCGGATGAGGGTTACAAGGCGAGTTACGTGGATGGTGTGCTTCGTCTGTTCTTCAAGATGCGAACGTCTGACAAGAAACGTCGTGAGATCAAGCTTGATTAGGAAAATAATGTTCCACCGAGTCCGCCTTGGCAGCGGAAAATGTTATAGTTTACCGCGTAGAGTCTTGCTTTACGCGATATGCTATTATCAACAAGAGTTAGTTCGAAAATCTGACTGGATATTCGACTCATGTTGACGGTTCCTTCGCCCACTTTAAATACGTTCGTCTTATAACTTGGCGTCTGACTGTAATAATTATAGGGTTGAATGGCTCTCATTGTCATTTGATCTATGTCAAAATAGACTTGACCGTTGAAGAATAGTCGCCATCGGGTCACCTGATCGTTGGAATAACTCACATAAATTGCACTTGCGGCTGAACTATAGTCGAAAACACCTCTGGTTCCAGAGTCATTTTGCACAACCAAGACGAATTCCTTGACGGGATTTTCAAATTCAGTTTTGAAGCGAATTTGATTTAGGTCACCTAATGTGACTCGGGCAAGTTGTGTTTGTGTTATGACATAGTCCAATTGTTTTCCAAGAAAAAATTGGCGATGTTCATCGTTAAGATAGATGGCCTGTAGATCGAGCACGACATCAGGTACTGGTAAATCTCCTAACTCTGCTTGCGTCCGAAGTGTTATCTTGACCTCGATTGTGTGCCTGTTCAGAGCCAGTAAAGGAAATGAATTTTTGTATCCCTTTCCGAAAAATGGTATTTCAACCAAGAATTGATTCGCGACCGCCGTCGTTCCATAACTTATGGGCGTCGCGTTGCGTCTCAACATGGTGTCATTGCTATTTCTCGTTCTCTGTTTGTCAGAGATATCAGACACAACCGCCAAGTATTCTCCAGTCAGACTCACGATGGTCTGTCCACCGACTATCAGTTCTGCACGTTCTATGAAGGCATGCCCCGCATCTTGTGGAACCGTTTGTGATTTTTGAAATCTGAAATTTACAATAAAGGCTGTGATGATATCACACGTATCATTGTCGATTGTGCATATTGATGTTTTATTATATCCAATATCAGAATCAAATGCCAAGCGAATGTTCTCGGTCGTGTATCCAGCACGTTTCGTAAACACCTTTTGATAAAAACTCTGTTGTGGGTCTCCGGTAAGAAAGGTGTCTTGGTATCCTGTGACGGCAAGCCGCATCCTAATATGATGTGTTAAAAAAAGATTTCAAAAAATGCACGCGACTAATAGATATGAACATTCAACTCAAAAAATTCAATCCCGCTTCAATGGGTGATGACAAGGTATGTGTGTTTATAGGGAAAAGAGGTACAGGAAAGTCTACCTTGGTGACGGACATTCTCTATCACAAAAAGCATCTCCCGGCGGGCGTGGTGATGTCGGCGACCGAGGAAGGCAACCACTGGTATCAGCAGTTCATTCCGGACTTGTTCATCTATGGTGAGTATGACAAGGATATTGTAGAGAGGGTCATTGACAGACAGAGGAAGATGGTGAACATGAAGCTGCCACCAGGGAAGAAGGAATTGACGTCCAGGGACATAGGAGCCTTCATATTGATGGACGATTGTATGTATGATAGAAAATTCCTAAAAGATTCCTGCATTCGGCAGTGCTTTATGAATGGTCGTCACTGGAAGATCTTTTTCATGTTGACGATGCAGTACTGCATGGACCTCAGTCCGGACCTCCGTGCCAACGTGGACTATGTATTCATTGCGCGAGAAAATGTCATCCAGAACAGAGAAAAATTATACAAGGCATTCTTCGGGATTTTCCCCAACTTCGATATGTTCAACCAAGTGATGACGGCGTGCACAGAAAATTATGAGGTTTTGGTTTTGGATAACACCAGTAAGTCCAACCGGATCGAGGACTGTGTGTTCTGGTACAAGGCAAAGATCCATCAGAACTTCAGAGTGGGTTCGCAACAATTTTGGAATCTCCATCAGAAGACCTACAGTCAAAAAGGTCCTGCGGGTGCTCGCGGTAAAGGCGATCCCAATGAAGTGAAGCGAAATCGCAACTCCCAAACCCTACAAGTGAAGAAGTTGAAATAATTATTCAGGGACAGGACGATGTCCGAATGGACATCCGACACAATGGAGACCAAATCCATCGCACTCGCGACGACCGCGCTCATCGACTCTGGGTTGGTGAGCGAGAGCAAGGCGGATGCGCTGGCCACTCACCTCAGCAAAGGCGCCAAGAACTGGTGCATCAAGCAAATGAAACCCGGCGACGTGAACGAAAACCTGAAGGAGCTACAAAAGTTCAACTCAAAGGTTTGGACGGAGTACCTCGCAAAACGCAACTACATTTTCGATGTTACCGACAGCGGAATAGTCAAGCGCAAGACACCACTGGTGGAGAAGCAGGAACGCCTTTTAGAGATCAAGAACAAGATGGTTGGTGAAACCTTCGCGCCACCCATCAAAAAGGTCAGCAAAAGACTTCTGGATCAGGCACGACTCAACCGACTTCTCACTTTGGTCAAGAAAGACATCGAAGAGATGGAGAATGAGATGAAGGGTTTGTCCATGATCAACCAAAAACTTGAACGCTACTTCATTCGTCGACCTTCCTTCAAGCCCAAGATTTTCATCGGTCAGGAAGAAGAATACCTCGACCTTCCTGACATCCCCAAGAGGAAGCGCATCCTCAAGAGGCTTTTACACCTTCTGAATATGCGTCGTCTCGACAAGATGGACAAGATACGCGAGAAACTCACACAAGTTCGCAGGGACACGATGACCAAGATGGTCCAGATACAGCGAGACATCTTCATCAACTCCAATGAGTGCTGGACGCGTGCAGAAAGGGCATCGGTGCTGGACAAGAAACATGCGAACGATGAACTCAAAGCCGAGCACGCCAAAATCTCAGAACACATCTCATCGAACCTGAGCGACTACATGGTCGAGGTGCCGAAGCCTTTCAAAAACGCCACGGTCATCAGCGAGAACGACACGCGAGCAAACTGGAAGAATCCAGAGTTCAAGCGCCTCTACGCGAGTCGGATGCGATCACTGATCTACGCAATTCGCAACAACGACAAATCCAAGTTTTTGGACAGGATCAAGAACGGCGAACTCAAGCCAAACACCTTCGACACCAAGGAGATATGGGATCTTTGGTATCATGAACCCAAGAAGGAGGTGATCGAGAAGAGGCCCGAGGAATACGAAGACGGGATGTTCAAGTGTGGCAAGTGCAAGTCCATGAAGACCACATACGTGGAGAAGCAGACGCGATCCGCAGACGAGCCGATGACCATATTCATCACCTGCAGGATGTGTGGTACCGTGATGAAGCGTTAAAGAAAAGGTGTGGTAGATATTTAGAATGTGTAGCATCTGCGGTGAAGATATTTCATTTGTCTGCAAAGCCAAAGTTCGTTGTGGTCATCACGTTCATCAGGAGTGTCGTCGCAACCTAATTCCATTCACAAAATGTTCAATATGTAATAAAAATATACTTGATAAACTTGATGTCCACTTGAGTGACCGAGACGAATTTTGTCACAAGCGTTGTGAAACCAATGCGCGACGCTACTATCCACCTTGTCCTGTGGAAGGATGTGGTATGGCTTTGCATAAACACCATGTCATAACAAACAAACAATGTCAGCAGCTCATTGTGGAACTCGAAGGAAAGACATTTGAAGAACGCATGGCGATCTACCTTTCTTACGGGTTCCGCGAAGATGAATTGGGCGGCGGAGAACTTGATGAAGAAACGTGGAAAAAGATTCAAACAATTATTTCAGCCTCTTCGCAGGAAAAAGAAACTGAGGAACAAGTCATTGTAAACAAAGAACCTAAACCAAAACCGGTAATCACTCCACCCAAGATCTACGAACCCAGAGAACTTGCTCCCGGTGAGCGATACAAGCCACCGAACAAGTCTAGACGACCCCAAGAACGCGGAGCTTCTCTAAAAACTCTAGTTCCTCACTCTGTGAAGGATAGGGTTCATGTTTCCCCTCAAGAAGATTTTGCTTTATTTTCGCAAGGTCCAATTTAGAAAGGGTCACGGACCCAAGAATGTAGTCCTCATAGGCTTCGGCTACCGCTGGAACCAATGGCTTCACCAGATCGTATATCGCCTTGGCGTACAACTGAATCTCTGGTTGGGCATGACTGTCCATCCTGAGACGCAGATAGTGAAGAAGATTGTGTAGATTGATCTTCCAGTAGAACTCGGTGTAGGTCGACAGAGGCAGGTGTTCCCGCGCCGTCTCTCGGGCAACTCCATGATCCAAGAGTCTTTGATAGACCTCGAATGCCTGTTCGCATGAAGCCTTCTGGTCCCTTAGGAGCACCATGGACTCGGGAGAATCCAACACTCCCTCTGACCCCTGGTGGTTCACCTTGGACTGACCACGGAACTCTGTGGGGACGTGAAACTCTTCTGGCAGCTGCGAATATCTACCCGAAATCTCATTGATGCTGGCGGTCCGATGACGCATGTGCTGCCGAGCCAGAAAGATGGGCATCTTTATGTGAAACTTGAAGTCGACCATTTCAAATGGGGTCGTGTGGGCGTGACGGAGCAGGTAGCGAATCAGACCACGATCACTCCGAACACTCTTGGTGCCTTCTCCATACGACACTCGGGCTGCTTGAACTATGGCGTGATCAAGATCCTCCCTAGGCATTGTATCGACAAGACGTACGAACCCATGCTTCTCAACACGGATTTCTGACATTTATCTTACTAACGAATGTATTCTCTAATTAACATCACATCACAGTCGCCCTCCACTGGAAGACCCTTGTCCCTCCACCCTTCCAAACCATCTTCAAGAACAAATATATTGGTGAAACCATATTGATTCATGTGGACCTTGGCCATCTTGGCAACCAGTGACTGTTTGTTGTTTCCGTAGAGCACAATGGCTTGGTCGAAGCCTGGGAACGTTCGGCCGGTTCCAGAGAAAAGTCCTTCCCCTTTATTTTCCACATCCATGTAAGTTACCTTTTCAGTTTTTTGGGGTGGTTCACTTGGCGTCTCCGGCTTCGTCGTCGGCATCACGATGGGCTCATTCTGTCTGGCGACCTCGGCGTCATACATCCTGACAGCCCTTTCTAAATCAGTTTCTTTGTTGATCTTCAACTTGGTCACTTCTTCCAATTTCTTTGACTTCTCGGCAAATTCCATGGGCTCGATGTTCCTCAAAGGTCTCACTTGTTCAAAAGCAATTCTGGCACTGTTCTCTGCTATCCGAGCACTGTTGGCATCGTCGGTTGCTGTGATCACCCCAGCCCGTGCCAACAACAGGCGATCAGATCGCTCCCGAAGCACCTTCTCTTCGTAGGATCTCTTTTCAATCCGCTGGGGGTCATTTTCACCAGCAAGAACCGCATTGATGCGATCAAACTCCGCCATGGGAAAATTGATCGAGTTCGGAAGTCTACAATTCTGAAAATGCTTTTGTGAACCCACGTGAATCAACATGAGGTTTGGTCGCGACAATCTGAGGCTATGTAATTGTTCTGGTGAAACCATTATATTAGTATTACTCATAATTTCTTACGGCGAGTGCCACGGGGAAGCGAGGAACACCGTCTTGAGTGAGTCCCTGAAATTGAACGGTGAGCATTTCACCCATCAACTTCCCTCGGTTCTTCCACAACTCCCTTCGGCTCTCCATGGTTCCTTTGGGTCGAGCCTTGAATGTGTCTCCGTCCTTTGTCTCGCAGATCCAGATGGGCGTCCCGCGGTCTTTGCCTTCCGCCTCCTCGGCACCCACGATTTCAAATTCCTCGGTCATCATCTTCTTGTACTTGATGCACTGGGATGACCGCTTATTCAGCAAGTAGGGACTTTCGGCCACGCGCACCACTACGCCCTCGTGACCCTCTGCGACGAACTTATCGTGATACTTGTCAGCATCCTTGGCTGTTCCTTGATAGGACGGGACTATCTTAATCATGGGATGTTTGATTGACTTGATGATTTCCTTGAGCCTCTCGTAGCGTTCCACGAAGGGCATCTCCAACTTACTGAGTCGAAAGTAGTCAAAGCAGTGAAACTCCAACTTGGGTGCGTAGGGACTTTCCGAGCCACGTGCAGCACTGGTGATCTGTTCGAAATCCAAGTCCTTGCAGAAGAGTTCACCGTCCAAGAACTCACCCTCCTCCAACTTTCCTTCCAGTGCCTTCTCCAGGTGGGACAAATGTTCAATCCTCTGTTCATTCCTGGACTGAAGCAAGAGTCCACCACCCGAAAAGCCGGCAAGCATCCTGACACCATCCAACTTGGGCTGGAAGCGAATGTCGCCGTCGATCCCATAGGATCTTGAACTGAACGAGTAGAGTAGCATGGGTCTCAGTACAACTTCGGATCTCAATTGAATATTGTCCATGTACCCCAACTTGACTTGTTTTCGCCACATCTGAGCGGCTTGCTCTTCAATGGGAGTCTTGCGTTTGGCATCGGGAGGGCGTTCCGTCACAGATCTTTTACCATCGATAAGACCTGTGGTTCGTCTAATCATTCCATTGACGACCTCGACTTGCCAAATGCGAGTCTTTCCTTTGGCATCTTTGCCATAAAGTGCAGGAAAGAACGTCATTTAACTAATATAGTGTTTTTTTGTTTAAACCCCAGTGGAACCGAAACCTCCCACGCTCCTAGGTCCGAGACCTTGATTCCTCGCGTGATCAATCAGGTCTGGTTTGAACTGAGGGTCTGGGATTTCTGACGGGTCGGGAGCCACCGGAGGATCCTGAATGGGAATTTGTGGATACAGATCCGGGTCCTCAACAAGGTCACAATGCTCATAACGCTCCAGAATCATCTGAGCGATGCGATAACCCTGCTTAATGTGAAACGGGCGGTTTCCATGGTTGAAAAGAACGACCCGAATTTCACCCTCATAGTCCCTGTCGATGACACCAGCACCCACCTCGATTCCGTGCTTTACGGTCAGTCCCGAGCGACTGGCGATGCGGGCGTAGCATCCTTCGGGAATCTTGACTCGAATCCCCGTGGGAACCACGAACCTCTTACCCTCGTGGACCACGCAGTCCGAGCAGGCATAGAGATCATAGCCCGCGGAAAGTTCTGTGCCCCGTGTCGGTAACATAGCATCAGAATGCATCTTCTGAACAACTAAGGTTTGCATATTTTTGGTATTCATCTATAGAATCTTTTCTTTAAATACCACGCAGCTATGAACAGAACGATGAAGTACCAAATCTTATTATAGAAGAATCGTGCGAATTGAATAATGTAAGCCAGAAGATATTGAAGAGGATTGGTGGGGTTGGCCGAGTTGCGCATCAGAAAGCGGGTCACCTTGGTCCACAGCCAGTTTATGAATATAGACCACTGACTGAAAATTTCTGGAGTTCCATCGGGCACGACGAGGTAGTGCAATTTGAGCATGAGGCGGGTCTTGCCGCTCGGGATGGTTCCACGGACGCAGTGATAGTCCCTATTGTATTCGATGCCGTTGAAATCTCCGGTGGACAACTTGCTGGTCTTGTCGCCGACCTGTGTGAATACGGTCGAGTTATCGTTCAGTGCCAGAATGATTCTCACCAACTTGCTCGGGCCTTCGATGAACTTGTAAGGCGCGTCGTAGTGACAGTCCACGAGCACCCGATCACTGGCCTTGGCGTCCAAGGGCGACACGCTGACAAACACCTCGTCTATGGATGGCACCGAGCGGATGGTCGAACCAGGGTAGTTTTCCAAAAGGGTGTCGTGAATAATGGACGAACTCCTCAGCGCATCTATGGCATTTTTTATGGTGGGTTCCTTGACGTCCTCGGTCCATGTGTGGTCGGCCGTGGGTTTCCCGTTGCTCTTGTAGTGGTTTCGAAGGATGGTCATTTCATAGGACTCTGGTATTTTGCCTTGGATGAGCATATTATAATATGGTAGTATTATAAATGGAAGAACACGATCACAAGGAGTGTGACAAGACGCAGCCCGTGGCTAACTGGAAGTGTATCTGGTTTACGTTGGCGTTGGCAGGTGGGTATTGGTATCTTCCGCCGAAGAACAAGTGGGTGCTGTTGGGTCTTTTGTACTTCCCGTACATCGTGTTGGCGTGGTACGATCACTGGTATCAGTGTCAGCGAAACCTCGGACCGACCTACCTGGCTTTGTTCTACTGGTGGGCCAAGCCCAAGGACAGCGAGCAGATCCAGAAGTACAAGAACTGGTGTCCCGATATCAAGAACAAGGTGCTTAAAATTGACCTCGTGATCTTGGCATTGGGGATGTTGATCCTGCCGTGGTTCCTTGCGTGGAAGCCTTAATAGTAGTCTTCGAAATCAATAAGTTCAAATCCTTTATTTAATTCATCACTTACAGGCTTAAATGTTCCATTGACCAAGTTAGCTACTTCATTAACAGCTTTATCAAAATATCCAGCTGATATAAAATTTATAGCCTTTATTGCATCGTTTGGAAATGCACTGTATACGATACCTTTTATGATAGAACCTGGTATAGTTAAAACTTTTGTAAAAAACCCTATGACAAAATCTCGCACAACTTCAGCTATGAAAATAAAAAAACCCAAAACATAATACTTAACAAATTCAGTAGATTTTGTTGTAATCCAATTACTAAAATCGTCTGCAGTGGTCTTTAAATTGTTTCCAATATCACCAAAAAAATTGACAAACCACGTACCCAGATTTAAAAACCAAATTCCTATGTTATTAAAGAAATTTGTAATTGAATTACTAGCGTTTATTGCCCATTCTTCGACACTTTTTAATATTCCATCGAAAAACTCTGTTAAAAATTCTTTAATTTTTTCCCATATGCTAGGAAAACTTTCGGTCCATTTTTTAGGGTCATATTCTTTTATTTCATTTATAATTTCTTCATTTTGTGAATCATTTTTAAAAATCAAATTTAAAAGGAAAACCACCAAAAGTGAAATAATTGCTTTAAGTAACCACTGTGATTTAAATCGGATTATAAATAAATTTATTTCATTATGTGGATCCATGTAGTTTCCAAGAAGTATGATAAAGACTGCAATGATTTTTATGACGTCTTGGGCGTCCATTCTACTATGCGAAAATATAATTTTCTGATCTATTCAATGGTATTATATCTAGACGTAGCGCGTCTTTGAGAACACCAAATTTTCCTGTAAAATCATTAAGCATTTCTTGAATTTGGAAAAAGAAATACATTGTGGAATTTGTTATCCACAATACCATGTAATCTGAAAAATTTTTTAAACCCCAGTTAGAAAATGCTTCTATGGTATCATTAAGTCTCTTTAGAGGAGAGATAATAATTTCCCATGCGGTTTCTATTGATCGAGCTATAAATACAAAAATTCCTTTCAAAACGTTAAAACTTATCTGAATTGATTTTCTAATTGGTTCAACAAAAAATGTATTCACAACATAAAAATACATTCTTGAACACGTGTACAAAAATGTAAATAAGGAACCAAAAAATCTAGAGTTTATAACCGGATTTAAAACATCAGACACTTCATTAAAGTTATTTAAAAAAGATTTAGATGAAATAAATTTAGCAACTTTATTTGCTTCATTTTTGTCGAAAACATCAACACGATAAAGGATGTTTCCCTCAAAATCGTTGAGAAATACAATATCATGACCAATCAAGTTTTTTAATTTTTCTTTAGTTACTTTTGATGTTGTATTAAACCCATGTATCACCGTCTGTGTATTTGGTTTGAGTAAATCTAACATATTTTCACCATAAGCAATGTGATAAGCAAACATAAGGTAGAGTAAACCAAATAGAACCATCCTGGAAAATCCGATTAGTCCTAGAAAATTTATCCCTTCGTTCATTTCGATCATACCCAATAACATTCCGAATATCACGGCAGAAACATTGATGAATGTTCTGTCATCGGTCAAAAGTGGTACTATTAAAAGTGCTAAAGCAGTTATCATCTATAGTAGGCTAATAATTTTTCTTAGTAGTATTTTTTACTGACAAAAAGGAAACCTCCAGGTCCCTTGGTAACAGCTTTTGGATCGACCTTGATTACCTCTTGTGCCAGTACACCCTTGGTCCGTTTGGGATTTACTCCGAGGCGGAGGGCCTTTTGTGTCCACTGCCATGTATAGATTCCCACACCCTTCTTTAAGGTCCCAACTCGAGTTATATTTTTCTTTAGACGTACATCACTTAGTAACAAAATTCCAGACAGCCGTCGCGCCCGACGAAATCCCACCCCCCACATCCTCTGCGAAGTCCTTTGCACCCTCACCAAGCCATTCTCCTGATTTCTTCATTTCATTTCCAAATTCTTGTGCTCCTTCCCATGCTGTATTTCCCACACGTATCAAGGATCTTCCAACTGCCTTGGGATCCCCGGATTTCAAATCATTAATTATCGTATCGCCCAACGCTCGATATTGTGTCGACTTATTACTATAGAATACCATCCGTTGCGCAAATCTGTCACCCGAGGCAGCTCTCATTAACATGTAATTATTAAACCCCTTTATTATCTGAGGCGCATTTGTTGTGTAACCAATAATGCCACTAAAATCGCCTCTTGATGCAGCATTGAGAATACCTCTAGCTTCACTCTCGGCCCGACCAATTATTCCTGCCGCTTCGGCTCTAGCCAAGTCCGCCGCCGTTTTCGCGATGCCCCATGCAGTATTAGCCTGACCCGTCCAAAATGAGTAGTAAGCATTTGCATCAGCAATTCTACCATCATAAAACGTATTTGCGGCTAATATAACTCCATTAGCATCTCCCCGTGCTAATTTTACGATAGCCTCTCCTGCAAGTTTGGCTTCTCTTTCAATTTGTCTAGCCACACCTCGTGCCAGTTCTTTAATACCTTCGGCCGCTCCTTCTGCCGCTTTTACAATACCTTCGGCCGCTTCTTCTGCCTTAGCTATAATTCCTCTTGCTTCTGCTTCGGCATCCTTTATAATCTTTTCACGAACATTTTCACGGTTTGTTTTGGACATGCAATTTGTTTGTTTTTCACATTTCGTGCTTTTGTTAAAAGGAGGGGGTAGTACGCTGCAACATATTTGTCCGCCCAGAGACACAAACTCCCACAAGGCATCAACAAATAGTACTTTGAAATATCGTCTAACTTCTTTAAGACCGTTTTTCATTCCGTCAAATGAAGCATTTATACTATCTCCCATAGAGCCAGATACACTAACCAAACCGTCATAGACCGCATCAAATGGCATTTTTATAATTTTTAAAAATTCGACAGCATAGTATATGAAAAGGGACCAGATATTGAGAGGAAGTGACCAAATATCCAAAAAAATATTTTTTATCAAATCCCACCATGACGTGAAATAATTTTTGAATTTATCATCATATGATTTGGCTTCATTTTTGAAATTGTTATCATTGCTTCGTTCTGCGATTCTTTTTATTAACCACAATGTTCCTAAAGGGACAATTACCACAAATGGTGGAAACGAAACCCAGAAAAGTGTAACATCTCCCATCGTCATTGTAAGTAAGAATAGTCCTATAGATGCAAGCAAACCATAAATGATAAAATAGAAGGCTCTAACGCCTTCATCTTTTTGGGGATTATCGTATGGTATCAGTTGTGATAATGCCAATAACCCAAGACCAGACACTATACGTATGATCCCTTCTTCGGCCATCTTATTATATGAAAATATTTTAGTCCCTGGTATTAGTGAACATGGTTCAGCCGATTGATAAACTTTTATCTTGGAAAAATCTCATGTTAATGACCATGGCCTTTACATTTATTCTGGCACCTCTCGGCACACCTCCACTTGTAGCAATGAGTATCGCTGCAATATCATTTGCTCTATGGCATATTGACGATGACGTTGCAGACCCAAAAAACATCACCAAGCGAAAGGTTGCATTCATATTTTCACTTTGTATTGGTTGTTTCTTTGGTTTACTTTCAACACTATTTCCAATCCCAGGGGCAACAATATTAGGAATGTTGTTATTCCCTGTATGTCTTGCATTTTTTATTAATTATGGTACTGTTTTAGGTTGGTGGACACTTACAGGGGGATTTGTGACACTTCTTCTTTCGGTGGTTCCAGCCATGGCGATCGGAAGAAATCCAGGGATTAACATGCTGGTTTCGTTCATTGTATCAAGTGCTGTATATGCATTGTTGGTCGGCCACAACAAAAATACAAAAGAACCTTGGATGGTATGGCAATCTGCATATATTGGAATAATGATAGGTTCCTTTGTGGATATTATCATGGGTTCTCCGAGAGGAAATATGGACCTTTTGCAAAATATTATAGAATTTTACAAGTCTGGAGGACAATTTAGTTCATTTGCTGGGAGTATAATTTCAACTGCTGATGTTCCTATGGGTATCATTTGGTTAGTGTACTTTATCACCTGGATATTGTCATTCATCCCAGGGGCACTTCCCTATGGATGGGATACGCTTTTTAAGGTCAAGTAAAATCTGATTAAATAGTAATAACATGGAGACGCATTACCTCGTGGTCAACTCGAATCTCAGGGACACGACTCTGTATCCCTCGGGTAATTCTTACACCATGCATCTGACCAATCCCATTCATGACGTCACGCGAGTGGAATTGGTTCAGGCTTCCGTGCCGAACGTCATTCAGAATCTTCCAGATGGAGCCAACGTGATATCGCTGGACGGGAGTACCTTCTCGCTTCCGAATGGTTTCTACTCAGCAAATGGTCTGGCGGCAGAAGTTCAGAATGCCATCGAACCGGTTACGAACGTGTCAGTGACCTACTTGTCCAATGAAGGTAAATACCTACTTTCGCGACCCACGACGGATCCGAGTGGAAACTTCACATTGACCTTGTCATCAACGCTGGCAACCCTGATGGGATTCACGAGCACGTCAGCTGGGACTTCCGCTTCGGTAGCAAATCAAACGCCACCCACGACGTTCAATCTCTACGCCAACAACGACCGTTACCAGAACACGACATTCCTAAAGTCCGACCAATTGGTGGATCTCACAGCAGACAACTACATCTTTTTAGATGTCGCCGAACTAAATACAAGTCGCATGCAGCAGGCACAAAAGATTGAGACCAACTCATTCAGCACGTCGGCTTCTCAAAACAATTTCGGTCCCATCGTATTGGACGTCAGTTCGGGTGCCATCAAACACTTTTCCGAGACGAGTGACTACATCTATGCAGTTGACTACTATCCTCCTATTTCGCAGTTGTCCAGGGTTACTGTGAGATGGAGGAAGACGGACGGAACGCCCATCAATTTCCAGGGGTTGAACGAAAATTCATTTATGCTCAAGGTGACTAGCAAGTTCCGCAAGGACGATGTGGCGCCCAACCTTCGTCAGAAGGCTTCTAAACCGCGTCCGATCGTTTTAGTTCCCAAGCAGACCTAAGGAGTCTGGCACGAAGAGTTGTTCATTTTCGTCACGCCAGTCCACGGGCATCTGAGGTTTTATATTGGGATTCCCCATGTGGATCCTTAGGAGAATCTTGTGGCCCGCTGCCGTGCCAGTAGAACCAGCACTGTCCAATACACGAATGGTGAGTTTATCGAAGCTCACTGGATTCTTGTACTGAACACTGTACTTGAAATCGGTATTCTCTTGGAAGTATCGAACCGAACCAGCCGCCACGCCATTGGGAGGAATGGTGGCAAAGAAGCCGCGGATCTTGGAACTGTCTGCGCCTGCCGTCACGGCACTGTCGGTGAAAGGTGAACGGAGTTCCTCGATGTCATAGACGATCGAGTTACCCCCAGTGAAAACAGTCGCCTCGGCATAAACCAGATCCACCTGGTAGATATTACGGTAAATCTCTTGGAACTGTCTCGTGGAAACGTTTGATGTTCCTTCAATGTAAAGATAGTGAACTTCGGAGTCTGTGCGAAGATCCATATTAGTATTACCCGAGAAAATCATACGCTTCTGGTAACGTCCTGACGACGCTGATGGGCCTCACATTCCTGTACATCCAGATGATGCTCTCGATGAACTTGAATGTGAAGAACGTCGGGTTGGTCACGATCGCCGATCGGATGACCTGTCTTTCGGTCTTGGGTTTCAACTCGCGCATAAGGGAACTGAACTCCCATATTAGTCGTGGGATGGTTGCAACTTGAACCACCTTGACATCTGAAAAATCAAATAAAAAATTAAACTGCTCCTTATTGAAGCAATTTCTCACATCTTCTTTGAACGCCACCCAGTCCATGTGTGGAACCTCGGTGGTGTGGAAGACAAAGTGAAAAGTTTGGTTCGTCCAAAGTTTAGTGTAGAACATTTTGTTCATTAATATCAAGATGTATTTAATTGCTCTGGTTTCATTTATAACATTAATATCTACACTTTTTATTAAAGAAGGTTTAGATCCTAAACAAATTGAAGAAATCAAGGCACTTGAAGAAAAACAAAATAAGGCTTTTGAAGTAGAAAAGGAACAGGAAAGGTGGAAATTTTTCGTACCAGACTGGGACGATCTTCCCGATAGCACAAAGAGAAAGATAATCCTACAATCGGCGGAGTTAAGTAATTTCAAAAATTACACTAAACTCATTGAAGCAGTCAAAAAACGTGCACCACTACCTACGGGTGACATAGTGATCACATCAGACGAGCAGTCATTTTATAGTCCAGGAGGACATCCGATTAATATCATTGTAGATAGAAGTAAGGCTCCAGGTACTTTGAAAAAAAATCAATCTAATTAATAAATATGAACACCGATCAAGTCAATGCATACCTAAGCAGAGGACAAGAAATCGCAAATAAGGAATCCTCCGTCCTCAATGCAGGAAACGCAGAAATAAAAGACATTTATGATAGACTAATGCCAGCAGCGGTACAAGCACGTAACGAAGCGCAAGATACACGGACAAGAAATAGATATAATTCAATGATACACTATATGAGACAATATGCACAAAGACTTGAGTTGAGAAATAAAGCACCAGGTATTTACGACCTTTGGGTACCTAAAATTAGAGAAAGTGAATCTAAAGTTAATGAACTTACATCTAAAATTAATGAAATTAATACAATGCAAACTTTAAATACATCTAAAATTAATGAAATTAATGAAATGCAAGATTTAAATACATCTAAAATTAATAATATTAATTCAAGGCTTGGTAATATTCAAAGAAGAATGCAAACTATGCAAATACCCAGACCAAACACTGAAAATATTCAAAGCAGAATGCAAACACCCAGTCCGAACCCTGCTAATATTCAAAGCAGAATGCAAATACCCAGACCAAACACTGAAAATATTCAAAGCAGAATGCAAATACCCAGACCAAACCCTGCGCCGAGGCGCCAGAACCGCCGGAGGCGATGATATCACAGATAAGGAATCTGCTGACTATCGGACGAACAATCATTTTACTCACAAGGAGGGCATCCGGTTAATATCATTATAGATAGAAGCAAGGGTCCAGGTACGTTGAAAAAAAAGTCAATCTAATTAATAGAATATGTGGGGCAGTCTTTTTACAACCTCGCTGCTGGGGAGCATAGGGCCGAGCATAGGGAGTGGGTACGACGACGCGACGGCTATAAGAGCTACTGAAGCAGCACGTTTAGCTGCGAAAAATGAGGCAATTCTTTATGCTGGAGTTCAATCACAAGCTGCGAAAGAAGCGGCAATTGCTCATTCTATATCACAAACACAAGCTTTAGAAAACAGAGTTAATAATGCTATTGCCGTGGAAGCTGAGGCAAGAAGAAAGGCACAAGAAGCAAGCGACATTGAAACGAAGAAGAAATTTGAACAGATAGCACAAGATTCCAGGGATTTGGCACTGAAGAGTGATGAAGAACGTAAACAACTATTCAATCAAATTGAAAAGATGAGAATTGAGACAATTGCAGAACGTAAAAAACTATCAGAGCAAATTGAAAAAAATAAAATAGATGCGAAAAATGAGGCAATTGCTTATTCTTTAAAACAAACACAAGCTTTAAAAAATACAGTTATGAAAAGTATTGCCGTGGAAGCTGAGGCAACAAGAAAGGCACAAATGGCACGTGACTCTGCAACGAAGAAGAAATTTCGACAGATAGCACAAGATGCCAAGGAATTGGCACTGCAGCGTGATGAAGAACGTAAACAACTATTAGAGCAAATTGAAATTTTTAGAAATGAGGCAATTCAAGAACGTACACAATTATTGGAGAAAATTGAAAAAAATAAAATAGAAACCGATACTCAATTTATGGATGAAATTGGTAATATTAAAAAATGGCAAGATAAACATACAAAAATGCCTTTGAACTTCATGATAAATTTTCTTCCATCTAAAGTATAAGAAACATGGACATTGTGATCCTTGTAAGATTCAGACAACCTAAAACCAGGAGACAGGATGATATACGTTACGTGGGAGGTTTTGGTGAAATTACACATGAAGTTCCACCAAGAAAACGCACTGATAATGAAAAAAAATTACTAGAAAAGTATCCAAGTTTAAAAGAACAAATTGAAAATAAAATATTTATACCTACATTACTTCCGCATAAATTTTCTTATATAAAAACTAATCCATTAACACCTCCTTATGAATTGCCACAGGATAATGTTATTCTTCCAACAATATCTAAATCTGCTATTGAGTCGATAATTCCCCAAGTAAAACTTTCGAACACATGGGGCATTTAAATGCATAGTTACTGCTTAAATACACGATGTTATTCAAACAAGAGACACAGACGTTGTGCTTGCAATTTATCTTCACAGGTCTCTTGTTTTCGTAGCACACCACACACATTTTCTTTTTCTTTTTTGGAAATCTTATTCTATCAAAATATGTTTTTACGACATCGCCTACGTTTGTTATGGCTGGTTGGAGTTCAAGAAACATGATGCGAACGAACATTTTTACTCTATACCACAGAAATACGTCACGATCATAGTGTGTATGGGCGTAACCTCTTATCAACCATGGCATGAAAAATTTCAAGGGAGACATATTGTTGTGCGAGCGACAAAACACAACCGGAAACCCCATCATGCTCGAGTTGCAGCTTCCATTTCTCGTGCACCTCCAACCATTTTTTGTAATACCATAACAACGTAGGCCAATTAGTTTAAAGAATCGTCGGAACAAAGTGAAGTGTCGTCGTCGTTGTCGTCCTCTTCGTCCTCCGATGGGACAAAATCTTCATCCGAAGCGTCATTTGATATGAAAAGATTGTCACTCACCTCTTCGTAGCCAAGTGAATCCATATCCCTGACAGCCGAATAAGAACTTATTATGTGTTCCTTGCTTATCCAGACTGGATTTCTGAATGAGTAATGTCCTTGGTTGTCTGTCTCTTCTAGACATTTCACCAACACTGAAGTTTCTTTCTCGTCGATCATTTCGGCGAGAATGACGCCGTCGCCAAGTTGTATGTCCACAAACATATTTATCTTTTATAGGTCATAAATCTTTAAATGTCTTTTACAAAACTCGAGACCGGTCTGTGGTTTGTGTTTGCATGGATTTCCATTAAGACATATAGCTTTGCAAACCTTTCGGTTGTGGCATTTTTGTATTTCTTTCTTTTCGGGAAGGTCATCAAGAACGATTATACAAGGTCTTTCTTGAGGAACTTTCGATAGGAAATGTCTTTTCCATCCTATTATCATACTAAGTAGTATTTGGTGACAAATATTTAATAGGGTCCACCCATCCCGATGCGGTTGTTGATCGGAAGACTTTTACCTGCCAATGTGGTATTGACGGGCAGAGAGTTGGGTACGTAATTGGTCGAAGCGTCACGGACGTAGAGAATGTATGAAGAGACGCCCTCGCGAACCTGGGGAAGCATCTTGTCCACGACCTGCTGATTCATGCGAGTCATCTGGGCAGCGATGTTGCCATAGGGGTTCATCGAGTTGTTGATATAGACGTAGCGCATGAAGGTCATCACATCGCGGGGATTCTGTCGGTCGATGGAAAGACCGGTCTCGTTCCTGAACTGATTCCGGAGCATCGCCTGGATGCGTTCCAAGTTAGCCTGCTGAAAGAAGGCAGCGTTCAGGGGAGTCATGGTCTTGTGCATGGAAGTGATCATACTCGTTCGCACGTCCGCAGACGGGATGGGGTCCTGATCAACGCCATTCAATGGGGTCAAGTTAATCATACTATTACTTGTTGAGGTTTTTTCTTGGATTCTTGAGGACCGACGTCGGAGTGATGAAGTTACCTGAACTCACGGTCTTGAGTGATTTCTTTACACAGAAAAATGTGCATGGCTTGTCATAGTCGATCCCGCCTCTCTTTCCATACATGCGATCCGCGGTCACTGGATTGTAGATGCGCTTTCTGCTCGCGTCCGTTCTGGACACCGCCGTTCCACCAGGTTTGTGTGACCAAGTTCCGTCGGAATCTTGGCGATAGAAGTGATAGTCCTGACCCCAGCTGTTTACCGCCAGAAATCCCTTGTAGTGACCTTTGGGACATTTGTCCTTGGCCTTTTCCAGAGACCATGTGATGACGTGCCTTGGATTGTCCGCCAACACGCGCCTCTTCACGGACTCGCAGGTCACCGCATTATTGTATCCAGCACCCATCGCATACAGACCTGGCTGTGGCTTTCCTGCACGGGGATACACACGAAGGTCGTCCAGAAAGTAGGAGTAACAATTGTGCGTGGCTTGAACCATAGCGTCCCTGGACCATTCCTCACCTCTGTATTTGGGCTCGTAGCCAGACCTAGGGAGAAGTTTCGGACCCATTACTACTATCTACGTTCATATTTATTTCGTTGAGGTCAATTCCGAGGTCGTTTATCAGCGCAGACCTCAGTTCTTCCATATTTTCGGCATCGACCACAATTTCGGTCATGTATTCAATTTCATTGTCCCTGGGGAGATCAAAGGTCTCGGCGAGATTTCTTCCCACCATCTGACTGCTCCGAAGATTGGTCGTGACCATCCTTTCCCTTGTGCTTCGTGCCTCTATAATGACCGTGATGTTATACTCTGGAATATCAAAGTCCCGGCGACACACCGGACAGGTGTAGTTTCCTTGGCGCTTCCAGCGATTGATGCACGCTGTGTGAAATTTATGATTGCACGGCAGGGTTCGCGCATTTCGTTCACTCCTCGCGGTTATGTTGTTCAGACATATGGCACATTCGGACATGCCAGCGTGCAAGGGACAATGTTCTTTTCCTTGTGCCTTTCTTCTTCGGCAAGATGTTCCTGCCCGGGTCATTGCACCACACTCACTCATCACGAGTTACTAACAACTAAGAAGTAAAACATTTGCTGGATAAAATCGCAACGTATAGCAGGGATGTTATCCGACAAGGAGATCACCAAAGTGTTAAAGGAAGTCAAGGGCGACAAGAAGATCTACACACCCCTCAAGTACTTCCGTGGGTTAAAGACCAAGGAGGATGTTGTGACCCGCTTCAAGAAGATTGAGAAAAAGACCTACGCGCCATTCAAGACTGACATTGGCATGAAGACCAAAACGTCCACGTGGACAAAGAAGTTCTACAAGGCTTACCCTGGTGCCTACTCGCTGGAGAACAAAGCCAAGGTGACCGGAGTACCTCTGGAAATCATCAAGCAGGTCTATGATAAGGGTCTGGCTGCCTGGAGGACGGGACATCGCCCGGGAGCCACGCCTCAGCAGTGGGGTTACGCCAGAGTTCACTCGTTCCTGATGGGCGGTCCCACGTCACGGGGTCCCGACCGCCTGCTTGCCATCGAGGCTGGACTTTTAAAGGTCTAAGGCAGTATTGACCAAAGATTTCTTCCACCAGATACTAGCGGCGTCGCGGTAAAACGCGAGGGTCTTTTTGATCCCCTCCGTCCAAGTAGTTTTTTCAGTCCAACCGAGAGCAGCCAACTTGGCATCCTCGATGAAGTAGCGACAATCATTGAAGGGACGATCCTCCACGAACTGGATGGTCTCTTCCTTATTCAGTCCAAAGACATTGCATATTTCTTCTGCGACGTCCATCACCGACCGCTCCTTTTTGGTTCCGATGTTATAGGTCTCACCCGCCTTGCCCATGTGCAAGATGATGTCGAAGGCTTCCACCACATCATCGATGTAGAGGTAGGATCTCACCGCCTTGCCTTCACCGTGGACAGGCAACTTTTCACCCCTCATGGCTCGCATGCAAAACTTGGGAATCAACTTCTCTGGAAACTGACCCGGACCGTAGACATTGTTTCCACGGGTGATGATGATCGGTAAATTGTAACTGTGAGCGTATGCAGTGACGAGCATCTCGGCAGCAGCCTTGGTGGCACTGTAGGGATTAGTTGGATTCAAAATCTGACCTTCGGTATAGCCACTTTGTGCGCCCATCGGCGTCTCACCATAGACCTCATCGGTGCTCACGTGGATGAACCGTTTCAGATTCGGATTGTTCTTGGCACTCTCCAAAAGGACATGGGTTCCATAGATGTTATTATAGGTGAAGTCGAAACTATTACCGAAACTATTGTCCACGTGGGTTTGAGCGGCAAAGTGCATCACCACATTGATATTGTCATTTTCCATGATGTAGTTCACAAAGTCCACGTTGGTGATGTCCCCCATGAGAAACTTGAAGTTGCGACATTCCATGACTTCCACGAGATTGTGCATGCTCGCGCAGTAGTCCAACTTGTCCAATACCACAAAGTTGTAGTCAGGATAACTCTTCACAAGATGATTGGTGACATGACTGCCCATAAATCCGGCACCGCCTGTGATTAGGATGTTCATCGTCTTATCTGTTTTGTAATATCGCAGAATCTGTTTAAGAAGATGCGATCGTGACTTATGGCAATGATCGTTCCCCTAAAGTTCTTTAACATGTCTACGATCTTGTCAGTATTTTCTTGATCTTGGTGGCACGTGGGTTCGTCCAGGAACAACACCAAGGGTTCTTTCGAGATCGCATAGGCCAACGCCGCCCTCTGCTTTTGACCACCCGACATTGGTCCCGATCTCGGAATGTCGGTGGTGATGTAATGATCCACGATGGGTTCGTCCTTGAACAATACAGGTTCCTGCGGAACGTAAGCGATTCCGTACCTGTAAAACCACTCGCGATCATGATCCCTGAGACTGACATCGTGCCACTTGATTTCACCCTGCCATGGTTTATATAATCCCATAAGCAATTTTAGCAATGTGCTCTTTCCGGCTCCGGACATTCCGTGAAATCCCACATGTTTTCCATAGGGTATTTTCATGTTGAAATTTGATATGATCTTTGTGTCCTCATGATACCCGAATGAGACATTTTTGATGTGGATGTCGGGCTTTTCGTTTATTAAAAATCCCCATTCGTCTCTGACCGGCGTATCGAGAAAATCATAGACCTTCTCTCGCTTCAATTCCTTGCCTTTGACATCCTTTATAACATCTACGGATTGTTCAAATATTTGAAATATTGTTAGTGCATATACTACAAATTCATGAATAGTTTCATGTTCTTTTCCATAAAGAATTAACAAACCAATCATCATTGAACCTGAAGTAAAATTTAAAGCTACCAATGAACCAAATGTGTAAGACTGTTTTTTTCTATATTGCATAATTGTGTTTTGATTTTCTAACCATTTGTCTAATACTAATTCTTCTTTATGATAAGTTCTATAAATTTCTATTTTTTCTATATAATCGCGAATATATTCTTCTTGATATTTTTTATGTTTTTGTATTGGTATAATGTTTGGCATATGAACAATTTCGGTAAACAAATGTTGTATACCTATATGCATTACACTACAAATCATAGTTGCGGCCATGAGATGAACAGATTTTCTACTCAAAAGATACATTGTAAAACTTACTTGAATAATAGACCTCAATGTATAATTTGTAATTGCTGTGAAACTTTCAACCACAGTCTCTATGTCATTGTTTATCAATTCGATTGTGTCATGAAATGAATTTTTAATAAAATAATCATATGGCATTAGATAGGTTTTCATGATCGCGGTCGACTTGGCTTCTTGTGTGGTGAGAGCGATGGCATAGGAAACCAGGCCCACACGGAGTCCTGTGAACACATTTCCTATGACCTTGTAGACGATAAATGAAGTAAGAACTTCCATCGGAAACGAAGGTTCTTGAATGAGCGCGTGTACCAACTTGGCCTGAAACGAAGGAACCCACGAGAGAAACACAGCAGCAGCGGTTCCACTGGCGATACCAGAAGCTATGTAGCCGAATGAACTTCTGGCATACTTCCACATTGTCTATAATTAAAATGACCTATAAAATAAAGATGAATGACGCGACGTTCTACTTGTGGACTGGTATTGCAGGGGCTCTCTATACTGGTTTCGCGGCACTCCGGTACTATTCGTTGTCTGGCACACAACTCATCAGTGCAACCAGAGCAAAGAAGATGATCAAGTCGGGTGAAATCAAGCACGTCGTGGATGTCCGAAGCAAGTTCGAGTGGGACTTTGGACACTACCCCGGTGCGGTTCACATGCCCGTTAATGTGATTTCAGCGGAACGTCTCAAGAAGTTCGACAAGAATGACGGAATATTAACGTACTGCAACACGGGTCAGAGATCACGTGCCGGAGCCGAAAAGATTGCGTCATTCGGGTTCAAAAAGGTCTACTACATTGACGGGACCTACTCTACAATTCTATAATTTCCCATCCAAAAGGATATTCGAGTGACCTCATAGACAAACACAACGTGGCTTCTAACTCTTCCTCGATGGGTGACATTTCAGGAAACATCGTGGATATGTCGGAAGGTGCCACTTCACCCATAATTTCATACATCACCAATACAGACCTATAGTCAAATACCTTGCAGTCATAGCCAAGTGCATACTCGTGGTCCATGTTCATCATCATTTTTATCTTATTCCCACAGTCTTTGATGACGGTTCTCCTTGGAATCATTAATGTCAGTGACTCCACTTTATCTTCGGTGATTGCCCTCGAAATAGGGACGTGCATCGGCATCGTGGTATTGTATCGCTGCGAAAGTTCTTTGTGCCGAGTCGGGACCACCCATAAATTGAACAGGGTTCCAGACATTTATTATTCTTGGACCAATTTCTTTAAAAAGATTACAAAGTCGCTTTTTATATTAGTCATCAAAGGGGCATTCGTTTCGAATAAAGGTTCCAAGTAGTCTGCATATTTATATGCAAAGGTCCATGTCTGATACCCCGCGCGGATCACCCCCTTGATTTCCGCTTCCATTGGAAATTCAGTTTTTCGCCATCCATATTCTGTCACGAGACGGAAACGCCCACTCTCAAAGTTCTTGCCGTAAAAATCGGGACACCACCCCTCGATCTGATTCACCTGCTCTATGTCCCCCGAAAAGTCTTCTCGGAACTTTATTTCGATACCATGTTTTTCACACTCCTGTTTGAGGGACAGGTGAAAAGCATCGTAATGAACTTTGAGAAATTGGAGCGTTTCCATCTAGATATTTTTAGATATTTTTCTTTAAGCGCTGAACTTTAGCACTTTTTTAGATAGCCGTGCTAATGCCATAGACAGCCAATGGGAGACCGACAAACGCCGTGCCGATGTAGGCGAATGGGAAATATTTGTATTCCTTGGCAAGTTCACCCAACTTCTTGGCTCCCCAGATCGGTGCCTCGCGCAATGGTGGAGGAATGTACCAGATAATCGTTCCAAATACGTTGAAGAACATGTGACAGAGGGCAACCTGAAGAGCCGACTTGGCATTTGACACTGCCGTGGTGGACGCGAGAAGACCCGTCACGGTCGTCCCCAGATTGGCACCCACAGTCAGTGGAAACATTTGTTCCAACTTCACCATGTCTGTAGCGCATAGCGGAGTGAGCACCGAGGTGGTGATAGACGAAGACTGAACCAATATGGTGAAACCGAGACCCATCAGGATGGTCAGGTAATTGTTGAAATCCAAAGATTTCTGAAGAAGTTCCGTCGGCTTTCCTTCCATCACGTAGGACATGCTCTTGGAAATCATGAAAAGGACATTGAAGGTCATAATCAACGAGAGACCGATGCTCAACCACCCGACAGCATTTTCATTCATTCCCCAATCGTCCTCGAAGACGCCCATGAGACCCTTCGAGAAGGGTGTGATGTATCTCTTGACTGGACCTTCCCACGCTTCACATTCGCCGGTGCACTCCGCGACATCCTTGACCATCTCGCCGGTCATCAACTGCAGTGGGTGGAATGCCCATTCGAGGGGAAAGAGGACCAACACCGAGAGGTAATTGAATAGGTCGTGAATGGTCGCGGCAGAAAACGCACGTTCGTACTCGTCGCCGTCGGTCATGTGGGCAAGCGAAACAATGGTGTTGGTGACCGAAGTCCCTATGTTGGCGCCCATGATCATGTAGATGGCATTGGTCACGGACAACTCATTGGCACCCACCATGCCCACGATGATTGAAGTGGTCGTGGATGAAGACTGAACCAGCACGGTGGCCAGAATACCGATCATCAAATCACTGACCGGATTGTCCGAAACGTCAAATAACTTTTCGGAACTGTCCTTTCCCAGCATCTTGAACCCCGACCCCATCAGCCCTAGCGCATTCAAGAAAAGAAAAAGACAAAACAAGACATTGGTTACAACGGCAGGTTTTGGTATTATCCAATCTTTTGGTCTAAAGATGTATCCAACTGTTGTAGCCAAATTCACGCCGAACAGGGACAATAGTGTATATCCCGAGTCGTCATTCACCAACTCATTCGTCGATGACAGCAATTTCCTCATTTCCCTGACTTATGTTCATAAAAAATTATAGTCTCCCGGAACGAACAATTCATAGGGGAATGGATATTCAATACTTCGCCTCGAAAAGCACAGCATGCCTTCAAGGTCTTCCTGAACCATTGACATCTTGGCGGTTTCCGGAAACATCATCAAAAAATCTTCCTCGTCAATTTCTTGTTGAACTTCGTGCAAGACCAGCGACCCCTCCATGTCACCAAAAACCTTGCAGTCCCGGGCAAGTCTGCGTTCACCATCGTGAGTGAGCATGAATTTGACGGAAGGTCCTATATCGGTGATCATGGTATGTGCGTCAAACATGTCGCGATATCTGGGAAGTAACTTCTCTTCCACTTTGGTGGCAATAGGAATATAAGGAGGATTAATTATATTTAATTTTTGTGAAATACTCTTGTGCTTCGTTGGAATCACCCATACATTGAACAATGTGTTCATGTTACTTACTACTTATGTAGAGTATAATATTCTGCTTAATTTGTACTCCTCGCAAATTTTCCTACACTTTTGACAAGGCTTGGACAATTTCAGTTCACCGCTCCTATTTGCCCTAACCACGAGCATCCACGCTTTCTTAAAGTCCTTTCGGGTGATGCGTTTTCGGGCATCCATGATCGCCGCCGCTTCCGAGTGAACACTTATAGTGTTGTGATAAGGTTCATAATAGTTGTACCCCCTTCCTACTATTTCGCCATTCAATACGACCACCGCGCCATGTTTGTGCATCATATTGGATAGCGAAGAGAGTTCCAGGCATTCATCCAAGAACTCGGTCTTCATCCTAGTTTGGTAACTTGTCTTTTGTTTAAACTCCCCACCGTGCCTTTTCGTGCATGATCTCTATGAATTGCTCTATGACCTCTTCCGGGACACCCTTGGGATAGTTGAAATCTTCTTCTTCTGTATCCATTTCTGCCGGTGCGTGATTCCAGAAATACATTGCCTTGTACGTGAATGGATACTCGACCTGATTGGGATTGTAGAATATTCCCTTGAAATATACATCAATCGTCTCGTCACCATCACTGCTCACAGGAGTGCTTTTGTTGTCCACGTATCCGTGGTCGAATATCAGTCGCCACCCTTCATCCATCTCGATTTCTTCACCAGATACTTTTGGATACTGAGAAATACCTATTCCATCGTGACCATTTATTTGGTGAATGTCGTGAAAGAGTTTTGTCGCGTCAAATGAAATGTCCCAACCCTTTTCCCTACAGTCCCTTTCAAGTAAGTCATAGAAGGCATCGTAGCGCTTTTTTAGAAAATCATGGACGTCCATTTACAACCCATCAAGCACAACGTTTAAATCGTCATAAATCATATCAAGACCTTCATTCGCATACTCGATGTACTTGGTCAAGACCTTGGGCATGGGTTCGCCGTTGTCCATCATTTCGTTGAGTTCGTCCAGCATTGCCTTGACGTCCGGGTCCCTGACCGGGGCACAGAGACGGAGTATCTTATCAAAGACGTAGTTCACAAGTTGCCGAAGATCTCGGTAATCAAACGCCTTGTAACGGATCATCTGCTCGAACAACTCGCTGTCCATCCGTTCGTCGATGTCATTCCGAAGTTCCGAATCGGGTTTCAAAATCCCGATGAGTTTGAATTTGATTTCGTCGTAGAGTTGCGTGACCCATGCGTAGTCCAAGGGCTCGGTGGTAAGTTTCTCTTCGACCAAATCGAAGTAAGCCTTTTTCATGTTGAAACTAATTAATTGCTCCATTATACTAATCAGGGAAATTCTTTTTTAACATTTGTGTATTCTTTTCTGGAAACGTTGACCAAAGTCCAGTTATTATAAAAAATACCTCTAATAGTTCCATTTCCACTATTTTTAAGAGCCTCTCGCAATACATCGGCATTCACAAATTTCACTGGCTTGTTGTTGGAGTTCAAGATCATTCCTAGTGAATTGATAGGTTTATTATTTTTGTTTGTTGGGGTGAGATTATTTGTGGAATAGTTCACTAGGGTGAGTGGATCGATAAAGGTTTTATTGGACGCGGTCTTCGCGATGAGTTGCTTCAGAAGTTCCATTTTCTGATTGTTGTTTATTTTGCTCATGCCAATTTTAAGACCCAAGGCTTTTTTCAATAGATTTTTGATGGTTAGGTTTCTGGATATCGACAGCGGCGTTGAACCATCCTTGGCGGCCTTGTTGACTTTGATGAGCGGGTGAGCCAGCAGCAACCTTACTACCTCCGTGTGACCATTGTCGACCGCCCGATACAGAGGCGTCTCGCCGTCTTCATCCGCTTTATTCACGTAGATCGTGGGTCGGGCCAGTAAAAGTTTGACAATTTCTGTTCGACCCCTGGCGGACGCACAGTAAAGAGGCGTCACACCGACGTTGTCTTCCTTGTTGATTTTAATTCGTGGATGAGCCAGCAACAACCTCACCACCTCCACGTGACCGTTACAGCATGCCAAAAAAAGTGGGGTGTTTCCGTTCCTGTCCGCTTTGTTGACATCGACGCCAGGGGTGGACAACAGTGCCTTCACACTATTGGCGTTTCCTTTGTTGGCGGAATTTAAAAGTAAATTTGACATTTCCTATATATTAGCTATTATAAAAATTAGCGGCGAAAGAAAGTTTTGGAGAGTTCGCGCTCGGTGCGGGTCGCGGGCACGAAGCACTTGTCCGTGATGACCCCGTAGTCCTCCGCCTTCTTCTCTTGCAGCGAGACCATGGCGAGGTCGATGCTCGGCAGGTCGGGGTCGCTGACGGTCGCGACGTAGCGCTTGGTGACCACCTCCTTGGTCTGCCCGGTCCGGTGCACGCGCCCGATGGCTTGCATCTCGGCAGCCGGGTTCCACTGAGGGCTCATGAGGTAGACTCGGGTCGCCTCTTGCAGGTTGAGCCCCACGCCACCCACCACGATCTGCGAGATGAGGATGGCACCCGGGTTGGGGTCGTTCCTGAAACGGTTCAGGATGAAGGTCCTCGTGTCGCCGTCCAAGGTCCCGTCAAGTCGGTAGCACTGATTGCCAAGGGCTTGGTTGATAGCGTCCATCTCCCCGTGGAATTGGCAGAAGATGATTGACTTCTCATTGGGGTGAGTGGCGAGGTCCTTGAGCAGCTGGACGACCTTGCTCGGAAGCTGACCCGTTTCAAAATTGCCCTCCATTATCTCGTGGACGAGGTCGCGGTTGGTCATGGTCTGCCGGGCTCGCAGCATGCCCTCGAGAATCTTCATGTTCTTTTCTCGCTGTGAAGCCCCACGGCGCTGGGCGTCCCTGATCGAGTCCTTGAACTTGTTGTAGATCTCGAAGTAGGTCTGCTCCTCTTCCAGGGTCATGGGCACCTCCATGCAGCCCGAGTGGCATGACGGCAGTCGCAGGCGTTCGCAGTGCTCTGCCACCTGTTCCTTGGTGCGTCGAAGGACGTACTTGTCGCGGATCTTCTCCAACTCTTGCTGCACGGACAGCTTGAGGTCGTTGAGGAACTCCTTGGTCTTGTCGCGGTTCACGAGGTTGCCCCGGTGGATGAGTCCGTAGAGCGTGGCGAAGTCCTTGAGGCTGTTGACAACTGGCGTACCGGTGATGAGCCACGTGGATTTGGAGCGCAGCCGCATGACCTCCACAAAACTCTTGGACTTCGGGTTGCGCACGTGGTGGGCTTCGTCCAGTACCACGCGGTCCCATTGCGTCAGACAAAGCCCTTGTGACTTTTTGCTGAGTAGGGCTGTGTAGGACGTGATGGTGACGCCCTTGAGTTTTGGTGCGAAACGGGTCAGTTCCTTCTCCCACTGAGCCGTTACGGATTTGGGCGCGACCACTAGCGT